CTAATAAAAGATTTAAAAGGTAGATTTTCAGTGGCAGAAACAGAAGGACAAATATTAGCTAAAAAACTTTCAGAGGCAGAAATTCAAAATAGAAAATTTGATAAAGTTATTGCCGATATGAAATCAACAGCTTATATGGCTATTCCTAATGTTGTTAAAGAAATTCAAGCAAAAGCAAAGGAAATAGGAGTTGATGTTTCTAATATACCACAAATAAAAGAAGTTGACGTGTTAATCAAGAAAACAAAGGAATACGAACTTTATAATAAATCAATTCCTAACATACCACAATTGTAATTTATGCCAACAAAAACAACATCACCTAAAGGCGGAAAACGTGGTTGCTTATGCAAGGACAATAAGTATCGCAAAGAATGTTGTGAGGGCGAATTATCACAACAAGGGATAGGTTCAACTGTAAGCGGAGGAACGCAAATAGTAATCAATCCAACTCAAAACGTAACCGTAATAATTCGCTAAAGTGCAACAGAACAAAAGTAGAATAGTTTAATAAAAAAAAGTCAAATGAATTATAAAGAAATAGTAAAAAAGATTTGCGTTGCTTTGAACATCGAAGTGAAATTGGAGCAAATGAAATTAAACGACGGTGTAACGGTTATTGAAGCGGATAGCTTTGAAGCTAACAACGAAGTATTTGTTGTTACAGAAGACGACCAAAGAATCCCGTTGCCAGTTGGTGAATACGTTGTTGAAAACGGAATGCTTTTAATCGTTACTCAAGAAGGTGTAATTGCAGAAATCAAAGAACAAGAAGAGCCAGCAGAAGAACCAGCAGAAGAAGAGGAATTGAAAAAGCCACAAGCACCATCTGAAACAATTGAAAAATCAGCAGTTAAGAAAACAGTTGAATCAATGGTTAAAGAAACGTTTTTTTCAGAATACGAAGAGTTGAAAGCTGAAAACGAAGCATTGAAAGTTAAGTTAGCACAAATGGAAGAGCCGAAAGCAATCGTTCACAATCCAGAGCCAACGGAAAAGATTAAGGTTGAAGCACCTAAAAGCACAAGAGATTTAGTAATGAAATTTATAAACCAATAAAATGAGCACAACTTATTTAGCAGTAACCAACGACACAGAACGTCAATTGGCAAACGTTGAAACCGTAGCGGTAGCAACAACTTTAACCGCAGAGGATAGCGGTAAAGTATTTATCTTAAAAGCATCAGCAGGAGCGCAAATCACTTTGCCAGCAGTAGCAACATCAGCAGGTTTACGATTTAAATTTATCGTAGGTCAATTGTTCGCAACTACTGATTGGACAGTAAAATCGGCTACAAATGTTATTGAAGGAAGCGTTTTAGTTAACGGCGCACACGTAGCAGGAGTTGACGAAAACACAATTTCTTTTGTGGCGTCAGCAGAATCAATTGGCGACTTCGCAGAGTTGGTTTGTGACGGTACAAATTGGTATGTGAACGGTTCAGGTGTAACAGCAGGAGCAATCACTTTAACAGCAGTTTAATTAAAAAGAATATTATAAAATGAGTACAACTACATCAATTACAACTACTTACGCTGGCGAGTTTGCGGGTAAGTATATTGCGGCGGCTTTATTGCCAGCACCAACTTTGGCTAATAATTTAATTACGATTATGCCGAACGTTAAGTTCAAATCGGTTATGAAACGACTTGCAACTGACAAATTATTATCTAACGCATCTTGCGACTTCAATCCAGCAGGCACGATTACCTTAACAGAAAGAGTAATTCAACCGAAAGAGCTACAAGTTAACAGACAGCTTTGCCGTACCACGTTTAGAAATGATTGGGATGCTTTAGAAATGGGTTACAGCGCATTTGACGTTATGCCGAAATCGTTTACTGATTTCTTATTGGCACAATACGCAGAAAAAGTTGCTTCAGAAAACGAAGTAAACATTTGGAGAGGTGTTGCCTCTAATAACGGAGAGTTTGACGGATTCACTACTTTGTTAGCCTTAGACCCTGCATTACCTTCAGCACAAGAACTTGCTTTAGTAGGTGGCGGTTTATTATCAACTAACGTTATTGCAGAAATCGGAAAAGTACTTGATGCTACACCTTTGGCAGTTTCAGCACGTGAAGATTTCCATATTTACGTATCTACAAACGTGTTTAGATTATATGTTCGTGCATTAGGTGGTTTCGCAACTAACATCGGTGCAAACGGTGTTGATGGTAAAGGGTCAATGTGGTTTAACGGTGGCGCAATTTTACCTTTCGAAGGTGTTAAATTAGCACACGCACCGGGTTTACCTGCTTCAACAATGATTGCAACAACTAAAGAGAATTTAGTATTCGGTACTGGTTTGTTAAACGATGCAAACGAAGTTAGACTTTTGGATATGGCAGATACTGACGGTTCACAAAACGTTAGAATTGTTATGAGAATGACGGCAGGTGTTCAATACGGAATCGTTGAGGACATCGTTACGTACAATGTTACTAACACTGTAAACTAAGAACTTATGAGTTGCGACTTAGCCAACGGAAGATTAGAAGTTTGTAAAGATTCAATTGCAGGATTAGACGCAGCATATTTCATTAACTTCGGGGATTTCAACCCCGAGGTTGATGTTACTTATGACAACACAAATACTGATTTAATCACAGCGATTGCAAACGTTACAGCTTGCTTTAAATTCGAGTTAAAAGGAACAAACAGCTATCAAGAAACTATCACAACAGATAGAAACAATGGTACTACTTTCTTTCAACAAGAATTAACTATCACGCTTAAAAAACAAGATGCGACAAGCCAAAAAATAGTAAAATTACTATCTTACGGAAGACCGCAAATTATTATTAGAGGGCGTGACAATACCTACCGAATTGCAGGACTTAAAAGAGGAATGGATTTAACGGCAGGTACTATCGGAATGGGTACAGAACCAGGCGATTTAAACGGTTATACTTTGACATTTACTGGAATGGAATCTTTACCAGCGAATTTCATTAATTGTTCAACAGAAGCAGGTTTATTAACTGACTTAACGGCTTTAGCTTCTTTCACAACATCTTAGAATTTTGTTTGATTTGTCTCCATAGAAAGGGGTTGCAGAAATGTAACCCTTTTTTTATGCAACAGTTTTCTACTTTAATAGTTTTATAAATATGAATGTTTTACAAGTTAGTACATCAAACCAAATATTGAAATGTGCGCCACGTAGCACAACGATTACGCATATTGTAGTGATAGATCAAGAAGCAGGAACAAGCGCAACGATTAACGCACCCACGATAATTGATTATGGTTATTATATCGGAGTACAAGCGATTTATTCACTAAAGGCAGGTCGTTTCTACATAGTGCAACTTTACAACCTTACTAACTTTTTAGGAAGCGAGCAGGTATGGTGTTACAAGGCAGGGTTGCAGACGGACGAACATTCATCTAATAATGATTTTGTAATGCTATGAATATAGACGTAATAAATTTGGCGCAATACGAAGCACCGCAAATAATAGAATCGAAGCAAAAAGGTTATGTAACGTTTGGCGAGAACAATAGTTACTTTCAATTTCTTATTGACCGATATAGAAAGAGCGCAACAAATCAATCCATTATAAACAACGTAACCCGTTTGATGTATGGTAAAGGATTAGGAGTAATTGATGCGAGCCGTAAACCAAGCGAATACGCACAAGTAATGGCTTTGTTTAACAAGGATTGTTTGAGAAAACTTTGCTTTGATTTAAAGACATTAGGACAATGCGCAATTCAAGTACACTACAACGAAAAGCACGATAAAATATTAAAGGCGTTTCATATTGATATGAATCTTTTGGCGCCTGAGAAATGCGACGATGAAGGGAAAATTAACAAATGGTATTATTCCAATAATTGGAGCGATATCAAAAAATTTCCACCTAAACCATTCGCTACATTTGGGAGTTCAAAAGATAAAGTTGAAATCTTAGTAATTAAACCTTATGCAATTGGAATGAAGTATTTTTCTTTGCCCGATTACGTTGCAGGAACGGCTTACGCGTTACTTGAAGAAGAA